TGGAGCCGATGCTGTCATAAACTTACAGACAGGAGAGGTATCAGAAAAAAAAGATTAAGATGGCAAGAATAAGTACATATAGTAACGCAAGCCCTGTGACCTTATCGGACAAGGTAATAGGAACATCAGTAGGAGCAACACCCGCCAATGCAACAAAAAACTTTTTGGTTAGTGATATCCTTGCATTGTTTGAGGGTCAGATTACTTTGCAGGATGTACTTAATGCAGGTAATACAGCTACTCAAGATATAATACTTACAGGAAACATTACTCAATCAGGAGGAGCTGTTACATTAGGAGGAACTGTAAAAGACTTTAATGGTAGCCTTGGTAATAACGGTGAGACTCTTGTGTGTAATGCAAGCGGTCAGCTTGTTTTTGGTTCAGGTCTTTCTAATCAAAACCTTGACCAAGTTTTAGCTATAGGTAATACTGCAACAAACAATATAAACCTAACAGGAGATATTACTCAAGCAGGAGCATACAGTTATAGTAGTGGTCAGTTTACCATGGCTGCAACAGGCACAATGGTATTAGGTGGGCCATTAACCTGTAATAGCTCTATTAGCCTTACAGGCACTGTAAAAGATTACAATGATACATTGGGTACGGATGGTAAAATACTTGTTTCAAATGCAAGTGGTCAAGTTACTTGGCAAGATAATGGAAATATAAGCAAACCTGTTAATACTCTTGCTGTAGCCATATCTTCTTATCAATTAGCATTAAGTGATGCTAATGGTGTGGTAGTAGCAACTAACGGAAGCCCTGTAAATATAGATATACCTGCAAATTCTACGACTGCCATTCCTATAGGAACTACAGTTACAATTATTCAAGGGGGGGCAGGACAGGTTACAGTTCAAGGTTTAGCTACAGTTACTTTAAATGCCTCAGGAGGAAAGAAAAAATCTGCATCGTTGTTTGCTGTTATGGATTTAGTAAAAACACAAACTAATGTTTGGTATTTATCCGGTGAAAGAGTATTATAATTAAATGGACATTAGAAAGATATCTATAGGGCCTGACTATAAGGGTGGTGCAATGCATTACATTGTAGGTCAAGAGGTATTAGGTTCCAAGTACACAATCCATCTAATAAAATTTTATCCTGAGAGCGAGTCTATTAAGATATGGATTCAGCAGGGAGACGAGATAATGATGTGGAAGGAGTTCACACGCACAATGCCAATTTCAATCGAGTACAATATAAATTTTTAAATGAAGTCACCGTTTTACTTTATAACTAAATCAGAAAACGGCAAGCGATATGACAACACAAAAGAGATAGGGGGAATAGATTTTATAACAAGTACCTCAGAAGAAGACCATCAGTTCTCAACTCGCTATGCCAAGGTCATCGAAACACCACTAGGATATGAAGGTCCTATACAGAAGGATGACACCCTATTAGTACATCACAATGTATTCAAGTTCTATAACGATATCAAAGGCCGTCAACAAAGCGGTAAGAGCTTTTTTAAGGAAGACCTTTTCTTTATAGATGAGGAGCAGTTCTTTATGTATAGTCACAATGGAGAGTGGCACTCATATGATAGATACTGCTTTGTCAAGCCTATACCTGCAGAAGAATCTTATATGTTTAAGCCATTCTCGGAGGAGCCACTGATGGGTGAGATGATGTATCCAAATGAATACCTTGTATCTAAAGGTATAAGGAAAGGTGATAGGGTTTGTTTTAAACCTGACAGTGAGTATGAGTTTAATGTTGACGGAGAAAAGCTATACAGGATGTATGACCATCAGATAACAATAAAGCTATAATGGAGACAAAGGATATTAAACTTCAGATTATAAACGCAGGAATGAAAGCTGTTGAGCAGTTGATAAAGGTTGCTAAGGAAGATATTATTAAGCCTGACCCTGACGATGAGTTAGCCGCAGATAGATTAAAGAATGCTGCTGCTACAAAAAAGTTAGCTATATTTGATGCATTCGAGATACTCTCAAAGATAGAGGGCGAGAAAAGAAACATAGATGTCTCAGAGAGAGGAGAGACAAAGATAGATACTAAACAAGGATTTGCAGAACGAAGGTCAAAATAACTTATTCAGTGTTCTAAAAGATTACATACCATCAAAGGTTGTTAAGAACAAGAACCGTGTACGCAGTTGGACGTATGGGTATAATGATAAGTATGACGTAGTAGTAATATCTAAGTCAGGAGAGATTGATACGGTTGTTAGTATAAACGGACTTCGTATTGCTTTACCCAAGCCGCCTGAGAAAATATCAAAAGGAAAAAACTATTGGGAGAGAGAGGATATACCTGAGTCACTAGCAAGGATTCAGTCAATCTTTCAATGGAATGAGATGCCATCTGAGTTTAAAAGCAAGTGGGTTGATTACATAGAAGAAGAGTTTGATAGAAGAGAGGAGGGGCATTGGTTCATAAACAATAATATACCTACCTATATCACAGGAGCTCACTATATGTATCTACAGTGGACCAATATTGATGTGGGATATCCTGACTTTAGAGAGGCTAACCGGATACTATACTTATATTGGGAAGCCTGCAAGGCTGACAAGCGTTGCTTTGGCTTAGACTATCTAAAGATTAGACGTTCAGGATTCTCATTTATGAGCTCATCTGAGTGTGTTAATACAGGTACACTAGCAAGAGACTCCCGTGTAGGTATACTATCAAAGACGGGTAGTGATGCCAAGAAGATGTTTACCGATAAGGTTGTTCCTATATCACAGAGGCTACCATTCTTTTTTAAACCGATACAGGATGGTATGGATAAACCAAAGACGGAGCTAGCATTTAGGATTCCTGCATCTAAGATTACAAAGAAGAATATGTCAACCATTGATGATACAGGAATGGACGGACTTGATACCACAATAGATTGGAAGAACACAGACGATAACTCATATGACGGTGAGAAACTATTACTATTAGTACATGACGAGAGTGGTAAGTGGCTTAAGCCTAATAACATATTAAACAATTGGCGTGTAACCAAGACCTGCCTAAGATTAGGTAGTAAGATTATTGGTAAGTGTATGATGGGCTCAACATCCAACGCATTAAACAAGGGAGGGGAAGAGTTTAAGAAACTATACAACGACTCTCACCCAACAAAAAGAAACGCAAACGGACAGACCAAGAGTGGGCTATACAACCTATTCATTCCTATGGAATGGAATATGGAAGGGTTCATAGACAGATATGGTATGCCTGTACTCAGAAAACCATCTAAGCCTGTACTTGGTGTAGACGGTGAGATGATTGATAATGGAGCTATCGACTATTGGCAGGCTGAGGTTGAGTCATTAAAGAATGACCCTGATGCACTCAATGAGTTCTATCGTCAGTTTCCAAGGACAGAGTCTCACGCATTTAGGGATGAGAGCAAGCAGTCTCTATTTAATCTTACAAAGATATATCAGCAGATAGATTATAACGACTCCTTAATAAGGGAGCATCACCTGACTCGTGGCAGCTTTCATTGGAAGGACGGAATAAAAGACAGCACAGTGATATGGAGTCCTGACAAGAGAGGTAGATTCCTTGTTAGTTGGACACCCAAGAAGGGATTGCAGAATGGTGTTATAGAGAAGAGAGGAATCAAATATCCTGCCAATGAGCACATCGGTGCTTTCGGCTGTGACTCATATGACATATCAGGAACTGTAGGTGGAGGTGGCTCTAATGGGGCATTACATGGATTAACAAAGTTTAATATGGATGACGCACCATCTAATGAGTTCTTCTTAGAGTACGTGGCTAGACCACAGACAGCAGAGATATTTTTCGAGGAGGTACTAATGGCCTGCGTATTCTATGGTATGCCGATACTTGTAGAGAACAATAAGCCTAGGTTACTTTATCATTTTAAGAATAGAGGATACAGGGGCTTTAGTATTAACAGGCCCGATAAGCACTATAACAAGCTCTCTAAGACAGAGAAGGAGCTCGGAGGTATACCTAACTCAAGTGAGGATGTAAAGCAGTCTCACGCCTCCGCAGTTGAATCTTATATCGAGAAGTATGTAGGTATAGACCTGAGCGGAGCGTATAGAGATATGGACGATATTGGGTCTATGATGTTTACTAGAACGCTTGAGGATTGGGCTAAGTTTGATATTAGTAATAGAACTAGGTACGATGCAACAATAAGCTCAGGACTTGCAATAATGGCGACTCAGAAGAACTCGTATATCCCTGAGAAAAAAGAGTCGAAAATAAGTATTAACTTTGCAAGGTATAGTAATAAAGGAACAACAAGTGAATTAATTAGAAGATGAAGGATGTAAAGATAAACATTTCATCTGTAGGATTCCCAAGTCAATTTGTGTCTGATGCAGAGAAAGCGACAGACGAGTTTGGATTACAGATTGGTCAAGCCATTCAGTATGAATGGTTTAGAAAGGACGGCAACTCTTGCAGATACTATAGTCAGTGGAGAGATTTTCATAGACTTAGATTATACGCAAGGGGAGAGCAGTCCATTGCTAAATACAAAAACGAACTAGCAATTGATGGGGATTTATCCTATCTTAATTTAGATTGGACACCTGTTCCTATATTACCTAAGTTTGTAGACATCGTTGTAAACGGAATGTCTGACAGACTATTTAGAGTTAAGGCGTACTCAGAAGATGCATTGTCTCAATCTAAAAGAAGCAAGTACCAAGATATCATAGAGGGTCAGATGGCGGCTAAGGATGTTCTTCTTACTATACAAGAGAAGTCGGGTGTTGACCCATTCGCTATGAATCCTGCTGAGCTTCCTGAGAATGATGAGGAGCTAGCACTATACATGAACCTTAACTATAAGCCCGCTATCGAGATAGCAGAGGAAGAGGCTATTGATACTATATTCTCAGAGAATCACTATCAAGATATTCGCAAGAGACTAGACTATGACCTAACGGTATTGGGTGTCAGTATGTCTAAGACCGAGTTCCTTCAAGGCTCCGGTGTAAAGGTTTCTTATGTAGACCCTGCGAATGTGGTTTACAGCTATACAGAGGACCCTCACTTTAAGGACTGCTTCTATTGGGGAGAGATAAAGACAGTTCCTATCACGGAGTTATTAAAGATAGACCCTACATTAACAAGGGAGGATTTAGAGGAGATATCTAAATACAGTCAGAGTTGGTATGATTATTATAATACAGCTCAGTATTATGAGAATGATATCTTCTATAGAGATACCTGTACATTGATGTACTTTAATTATAAGACCACCAAGAAGATGGTCTATAAGAAAAAGATTCTTGAGGGTGGTGGTTCTAAAGTTATTGAGAAGGATGACCAATTCAATCCACCTGTAGAGATGATGGAGGAGGGTAGATTCGAGAAGATTGAGAAGACTATTGATGTTTGGTACGATGGCGTTATGGTTATGGGTACAAACATTATCCTTAAGTGGGAGCTTGCAAAGAATATGGTAAGACCAAAGTCTGCAAGTCAGCACGCTCTACCAAACTATGTCGCAGTAGCACCACGAATGTATAAGGGAGTTATTGAGTCATTGGTTAGAAGGATGATTCCTTTTGCTGATTTAATTCAGATGACACACCTTAAGCTACAGCAGGTGATATCAAGAGTTGTACCTGACGGTGTATATATAGATGCAGACGGATTGAATGAGGTAGACCTTGGTACAGGTAGTGCCTATAACCCTGAGGACGCATTAAGATTATACTTCCAAACAGGTAGTGTGATTGGTAGAAGCTACACTCAGGATGGAGAATACAATCAAGGAAAGGTTCCTATCAAGGAGCTTCAGTCATCATCAGGAGCGAGTAAGGCTCAGATGCTGATATACAACTACAACCACTATCTAGATATGATACGTGCGGTGACAGGATTAAACGAGGCCCGTGACGGTTCTACACCTGACCCTAACTCATTGGTTGGTCTACAGAAGCTAGCGGCACTAAACTCTAACACCGCAACAAGACATATACTTGATGGTAGCCTCTATATATATAGAAGTCTTGCAGAGTCTTTAACATATCGTATTGCCGATATACTTGAATACTCTGACTTCAAAGAGGAGTTTATCAATCAGATAGGTAAATATAATGTAAGTATACTTGGAGAGATAGGTGATTTATATCTATACGACTTTGGTATATTCATCGAGGTTAGTCCTGACGAAGAGGAGAAAGCTCAGCTAGAGCAGAATATTCAGATGGCACTATCTAAGAATGATATCAACCTTGAGGATGCTATTGATATTAGAGAGATAAGAAACATTAAGCTAGCTAATCAGTTCTTGAAGATGAAGCGTAAAGCTCTTCAGCAGAGAGAGAGTGAGATGCAGATGCAGCAGCAGGCTATGCAGCAGCAGGCTCAGTTGCAGTCACAGCAGATGGCAGCAGAGGCAGCTATGCAGAAGATACAGGCAGAGACACAGTCTAAGATGCAGATTAAGCAGGCTGAGATTGCTTTCGAGATTGAGAAGATGAAGAACGAGGCAGAGCTTAAGAGACAGCTAATGGCTGAAGAGTTCCAATACAGTATGAATCTTCGTGATGTATCGGAGAATGCTCTACAGACTAGAGAGACTGAGAGAGAGAAAGCGAAGTCTGATAGAATTAGTCAGCAGAATACGGAGCAGTCGCAGCTAATAAATCAAAGAAAGAATAATCTACCTCCACAGAAGTTTGAATCTAATGAGGATAGCTTAGATGGATTTGATTTAGCTGAGTTTGAACCCCGTTAAATCGCTCGAAAAAAATAACTAACTTTGTAAAAATCAAATTAAATGGAAATTAAAGTAACAGCAGTTGGTACTCCTGAGAGTAAATCAACACAAGAAGTAGAGAAAGAGCTTCTTGAGAAACACGAAGAGTCGTTAAACGATGAATCGGGAGAGACTAACAATGAAGTAGTGGAGTCAAGCACTGAGAGTGCCGACACCACACAAGAGCAAGAAGATACACAGCCGGAAGGCGAGATAGAAACTCAATCCTCAGAGTTAAGTGAGGAGGACGTTCTTTCATATATTGGAAAAAGATATGGCAAGGAGATTAACTCTTTTGATGAGTTGGTATCTGAGCGAGAATCTTCAGAGGAATTACCTGAGGATGTCGCAGCCTATCTTAAATACAAACAAGAGACGGGTCGTGGATTCGAGGACTTTGTTAGATTACAACAAGACTTCGATGAGATGAACCCTGATGATTTGCTAGAGTCTTATTATAAGGCAACTGAAGAGGGGCTTGATGATGACGACATCGACATTATGCTTGACGAGTTTGACTATGACGAGGACGTAGATGACGAGTCAGATATTAAGAAGATAAAGCTAGCAAAGAAAAAAGCGATTGCAAAAGCGAAGAGTTACTTCAACGGAATGAAGGAGCAATACAAGCAGCCACTTGAGTCAAGTGGAGGTGAGGGCTCGGGAGTTAGTTCGGAGGAGCTTGAGAGCTATAGGCAATATATAAAATCTGCTGAAACCCAAAAGGTTGAGGGGGAGCGTAGACGAGATTGGTTTATTGAAAAAACCAACGAGGTGTTCGGAGGAGAGTTCAAAGGTTTTGAGTTCTCTGTTGATGGCAACTCCGTCTTATATTCACCGCAGTCCGCAGATGCATTAAAGAAGGAGCAGTCAAATGTTATGACCTTTATAAATAAGTACATGACAGATGATGGTTTAATCTCAGATGCTGAAGGATACCATAAGGCAATAGCAGTTGCATCAAACCCTGAGAAGTTTGCTCAGTTCTTTTACGAACAAGGCAAGGCTTCTGCAACCGAGGATGTTACACGCAAGATGAAAAATATAGAGATGTCTGAGCGTACAGCACCCGAGGCGACAACAAAGGGAGGGATGCAGATTCGAGCTGTCAACCCTGATTCGGGTAAAGGCTTGAAAATAAGAAGTATAAAGAAAAAATAATTTTAAAAGAAAAAGAAAATGGCAGTACAAGCAGTACCGGGATTTGATTTGCAGCCATCTGCAACGCAGATTCCCACAGCAACAAACTACATTACCGACTTCAACTTTTTGAATCAGTATCTTCCTGATACATATGAGAAAGAATTTGAGCGTTACGGTAATAGAACAATTGCATCTTTCCTACGATTAGTAGGTGCAGAGATGCCTTCTAACTCAGACCTTATCAAATGGGCAGAGCAAGGAAGATTACATACGAAATACACTCAGGTAGGAACCGCAGCAGCGGGAGCTACTCTAAACCCTACATTCCAAGTGAATGACGCTTTAGCACCTGCAGGTTCAACAGCAGGAGCTTTAGGAACACCATCTATCGCTATCCGTACAGGACAGACGGTTATGATTGTTCAGAACAACGGAAGCGGAAGCAACAAGGGAGTAGTAGTTAGTGTACCTACAGCAAACACTTTCCAAGTAGCCCTATATGAGGCGGGAGGTCTTGTTACAGCGGGTACAGGAGTAGGTAACTCTGATGTTACAGTATTCATCTACGGTTCTGAGTTCAGAAAAGGAACAGTTGGAATGGCAGGTTCCTTAGAGGCTGACGACATGATTTTCGATAACTCTCCAATTATCTTAAAAGATAAGTATGAGGTATCAGGTTCTGACATGGCACAGATTGGATGGATTGAAGTACAGACAGAGAACGGAGCTACAGGATACTTGTGGTATTTGAAGTCTGAGCACGAGACTCGTCTACGTTTTGACGACTATCTTGAGACTGCAATGATTGAGGCGGTTCCTGCAGCAGCAGGTTCAGCAGCGTCTAACGCAGGAGCAGGAGCAGGTATGAACGCATCGTTTGGTAACAAAGGTTCTGAAGGTATCTTCTACGTAGTAGAGAACCGAGGAAATGTATGGGGCGGTGGAAACCCTGTCGCACTTGCAGACTTCGATGCTGTTATCTCACGTCTTGACAAGCAAGGTGCTATCGAGGAGAATGTTATCTTCCTAGACCGACAGTTTGGATTCGACATTGATGATATGTTAGCAGCTCAGAACTCTTATGGTGCAGGTGGTACATCTTACGGATTGTTTGACAATGACGAAGAGATGGCACTTAACCTTGGATTCACAGGATTCCGAAGAGGATATGACTTCTACAAGTCTGATTGGAAATACTTGAACGACCCAACAATGAGAGGTGGACTTCCAACAGGAGCTAACTCAGGACGTGTAAACGGACTATTAGTACCTGCAGGTTCAACTACTGTATATGACCAAATCATGGGTAAGAATGCTAAGCGTCCTTTCCTTCACGTACGTTACAGAGCTTCAGAGACTGAAGACAGACGATACAAGACTTGGATTACAGGTTCAGCCGGAGGGGCTCGTACTTCTGACTTAGATGCAATGGAAGTAAACTTCCTTTCTGAGAGAGCAGTATGTACTCTAGGAGCGAACAACTTCTTCTTATTCCAAGAGTAAGAGTAGTTACTACAATACAAGGGAGTGTCTTAGGGCACTCCCTATTTTTTAAAAATTAAATTTTATCTAATGCAAAAGAAAGAGAAATACACAGACAAAGCCTATAGGCTTAAAAAACAAAACTCCCCACTTACGTTTATGTTACCAACTCGTAATACTAAACGATATCCACTACTATGGTTTGACGAAGAGACAGGGGTAAACAAACCATTAAGATACGCACGAAATCAGAAGACTCCATTTGAAGATGAGCAGGACGGCAATGCAATTGTTGAGCCTATAATCTTTGAGGATGGTATGCTTTACGTGCCAAAAAATAATCAGGTACTTCAGAAGTTCTTATACTATCATCCAATGAATGGGTTAAAGTATGAAGAGATTAACGATGAGAAGGATGCATCAGAGGATGTAGAGTTCTTGAACCTAGAGGTTGATGCATTAATTGAGGCACGACAGCTAAGTATCGAGCAGCTTGAGAGTATCTCTGCAGTATTATTTGGTGTAGATGTATCAAAGATTTCTACAGCCGAGATGAAGCGAGACATACTTGTGTACGCTCGTAACTATCCTGAAGAGTTCTTAGACGTTGTTAGAGACCCTGAGCTGAAGCTACAGTCCAAGGTGATGATGATGTTTGATAAAGGAATCATTCAGTTTAGAAAGAATCAGAAGGAGGTATGGTATAATACCACTACAAATAAAAAGAAGCTACTTACAGTTCCTTTCGGAGAGGACGGTCACTTCACTGTCGCTACTTATTTCAAGAGCGATGAGGGTGTAGAGGCACTGAAGGTTTTAGAGAAGCTATTATAATTTTTTTATTTGGCATATTATTTGTACATTTGTAATCCTCATAACGAATGTTTGAATGTTTATTTAAGCAAGAAGGGACCTAAACAGGTCCCTTTTTTTTATGTATCTTTGTGACATTATTAACCCATTAATATTTTTTACAAATGGAAAAATTTTTGAAAGTTACAAACGCACCTGTTACAGGTCAATTGATTGCTATTAACGGAATTAAAGCAGTTGCTACCGCAAATGCTACCGCAGCTACAGTTACTATTAAGTATTTTGATGGTACTACAACTACAGTAACCACTGCTGCTCAGGTAGGCTCAGATGTATATACTGAGATTTTAAATGCTGTTGAAACAGCTATCGCTACTTCTTGGCAGAAAGCATACTACGAAGTGGTACTTCCAAAAGCGGTAACAAGTATTCTTAACGCATAGAGTTAGTTACTAAACAATTAACAGGAGAGGGCTTTTAAGGAGCCCTCTTTTTTTTTCATTATCTTTGTGTAAACAATAAAGATGATTAACTCAGTAAGGAATACGGTACTGTCCGTTTTAAACAAAAACAACTACGGTTACATATCCCCATCAGACTTCAATCTGTTTGCTAAGCAGGCTCAGCTAGATATCTTTGATGATTACTTCTATCAGTATAACTATCAGATAAATAAAGAGAATGCTAGACAGTCAGGTACAGGACTAGCTGATATTAAGAAGGGGTATGAGGAAGTGATTGAGATTTTCTCAGAAACAAAATACCTTACACACAATACCAACAATACATTCTTTTTACCTGCACCCGCATATACAGGTGATGACTACTACCTTATTAACAAGGTATTAGGATATGAGACAATAGCTGCAACAGGAACAATAACAACTGTTTCTGCAACGCAGCTTATAGATAGTAATGCAACCTTTAGGGCCACAGATGTTCAGGCAGGAGATATTGTTTTTAATCTTTTACCTACACCGCCAACACACGCAACGGT